CTTTGTGCCGGCTTAGCTCTTAAATTTAATAATGTTTGAGCATTCACTAATGTGTTACCAGTCCCAAAAAATGTATTACCAAACTCTTGATCAAATTGTATTTGAGATGTATTGTTTATTGTTTCTTCTTTCCACTTCTCATCACGCCCAGGAACGTCATGCCAATCAACTCTAAAATTTTTATATTCATTAACGCCTTGTATTGATCCTTCCCATATTTTATGAAATGTATTACCAATACCATTTGCTGTAGATGTTACTATGATTTTCGTATCACCACCAGAAGATACAACTGGATATGTTGATGTATAAAACTCTGCTGCGCGCTCAACAAATGCAAACTCATCTAGATACAATAAGTTTATAGAAAGACCACGAATAGAAGATCCTGTAGTAGCTGCTGCAATAATTCTACTATTATTACTAAAGTCTATATTTGATTTATTAAGAGCTTTGCATCCTGGCTGTAAAAAGAATGGAATGTTTTCAAGCATAATAGTTATTCTTGCTAGCATTTCTCGAGCAGTAGCACCTTTGTTAGCTAAAACCGCTATTGATTTTTCTGATTGAAATAATGCAAACCATAGCAAATAACCACAAGCTGATATAGATTTTCCAGATTGTCTACATGCTAATACAATATTAAATCGATGACTTTCAAATTGTTTAAACATATTCTTTTGATAAGGATATAATTCAAATGGCACTAAACCTCTATCTAATGAAATAATCTTTGCATATTTTTCTACAAAATATACAGGATCTTTCATGCACTTAGCATATTCAAGTACTTCTTCTTGTGTAAAATTAGAAGTAATACCGTCTTTTTTTATATTAGGATTGCCTAGATAGTTTTCATTCCGGTTTTGGAGTGACATTCACTATTTCCGATTCATTCTTTAGTAGCTTTTGAAGCTCAGTGGTGGAACCAACAAAAAGATTATTAGTTGTGTTTGCAACCTTTTTAATATCATCTTTTTTATCTATTTCTTTTTTCTTTTTATTAAGATCCATAAGTCTATCATTTACATCTGAAATATTTTTAATCATTCCTGATAATACTTCAAACGCTCGAGGGTGTTCACTTTCTCGTGCAACCTCAATCATTAACTCTAAACTCTGTTTACCTTTTTCCACGAGCTCATAATATGTGTCTCTTGAATATTTGTAATCATTATCGATATTCTTTTCTTCTGGAGGAAAGAATTTTTCCATATCTTTTTTATCACTCATTTAATGTAACTAACTCACGGTTTTTAATGTGTTCATGTTCAATGTCATCTTTAGATTGACCATAGTATCTTACTGCATGATGTTTTTCTACCATATAATCATTAATAGATTGATCTGCATAATTTGTTGTTCTCCACAATTCACCTAAAATTCTGCCAAATTTACCTTCAGCATCTTTTTGTGTCTTAAGTGTTATGCCACCTTCGTCATCTAACATTCCTGTTAAAAATTTCTTAGCAGCTAATCCATATTTTTTTTCTTCAAGATCTCTTGTCCTAGATTCTGGAGTATCTATTGCATATAGTCTTATACGCTCTTTCTTTAACCACACACCAAATCCTAAATCAATATCAACATCGACTGTATCGCCATCGATAATCTTTACTACCTTACATCTATATTCATACATATTTAACTCGCACTATCTAAAATTGTTGTTGAAAATCCAAAGTCACTATCTTCGAGGCCAATAATATTTGAAGGATTAGGCGTTACTACTATAGTTTCTAATCCTATATCTGAATCATTTAAACCAGCTCCGATATCAAATACCTTTGCTCTAGCATCTCTTATAATACTAGTATCTGTTATTGGACCATGAAAACTTAATTTCATTTCGAAATCCAAAGTATAAATTATTGTTCTTCTTTGTTCCATTGCTCCTTCAAAATCATCTGAAAAAGAAACGCCTTGAATAATAACTTGTATGTCTTCTTTAAAATCAGGATATTCTGTTGAAAACGGTTTTATTGTCATTGCATATTGTGGATTAAATGTAGGAAGTATTTGTTCTACAATTTGTAATGCGTCATCTTGTGATTTAGCATATGCATTTAATTGAAAATTTATTGAATAAGGAACTGGATTAAAAAAACGTTGTCTTTTATTATTTTCACCAGTAGAAGAATTTGTAGTAAAATTTCCAACTTTAGCTAATTGCCTTTGCGCATCATATGCTATAGACGTAATCTCAAAAGACATTCTTGGTAACTTAATTGCAACTTGTGTGTCTTCTGTTAAATTAGGATTTTCTCTTATTCTTTCAAGATACTTTTGTTTAGGTGCATACGACAATGGAACTCTAAGTTGACTGATTACAGCCCCAGATGAATTTTGTCTGATAACATATATATTATTAAAAAGTCTGCCGAACAGCGCCACAGCCTTTTTAGTTTTTGCATGATAGAAGTGTGAGCCAAACATTAGTTATTACTCACATCGCCGAATGGATTAGATTCACTAAAGTCAATGAAGTCTGCACCTGTTGAAAAATCTGCATTTTGCTCGTTCTCTGATAATTGATTATCTTCTACTACTAACGATATTACGCCACCTGCACCTGTTGTTAAACCAGCTACAGTTGCTGCTGTAGCAAAGGTGTGGTATTTGCCATCATCAGCACCTGCATGGATAATATGAAGTTTACTATCTGAATCAGAATACTTAGCAACTTCGCCTCTCATCGTGGTGCCGCCGCTTGCTGAAGTAATTGTTTCACCAACTTTAAAAGGATCACCTGTTTTATTAGTTAGCGATAAGATATACCTATACGCGTATTTAATTTCAAGGCTATCTAAAGCATCTACACCCGTATCCATATCTTCGCCAGTATATTCGAATAACTGACATCTCATTTTGTATACTGGCAAGTTACTTAATTGATAAAATGGTTGTTCATGTTCTACATGTGTTATTTGAAAAAAAGATTTACTTAGAGGAAGATATATTAAATCGCCTTCAGCTGGTCTTTGTGTTTTAATTTCATTATCGTATCTTTGTACAGTAGCTGCCCATCTTCTTCTTGACACTACGAACGTAGCTTCATCACGTATTTCTACGCCGAACCTTGTAAAAAGATCTCCTTCGCCTTCAAATCCTTCTGTGTTCTCAATATACATTTCAAGTATATGAGAAGAATTAAAACTCGATACAGGATCATCACCAAATATCTCATCTTCATTTACTATATCACGTGGTAAATAAAATACATCTTGGCCATAAGCTTTTAACGCCTCAATAACTATATCTTCATAGAGGTTCTGCTCTGATCTTACTTTTTGATTAAAGTATAAATTTGTTGCCATATTATCCTACAAAGAAATCAGGTGGAAATTCGTGTTCTAATCTTATGTTTTCTCTAAGAGTCGCTATTTCTGCAGTAGCATCATCATAAATTTGTCTTCCATTTAAAATAACGCCTCCAGGTAATTGCATTCCTTCAAACTTAATTAAATTTTGGCCCCATTGTTGTTTTATTAGTGCAGTTGTGTATTCCTTTACAAACATATCATTAAATATAGAAGTATGATCAACATCGCTTACTTCAGTATAAACTTCAGCTACAATATAATCACCTGCTTGGATATCACCATCAATAAAATCACCAAATATATAAAGTCTATTTTGTCTACGCGAAAACTGAACTTGAGGCGTACCATTTAATTTCATGTCTAATGTTGAAAGATACTGCTGCATTTGCTCATAGTATGCTAGGTCGCCGGCAAAGTTCATTAAATCATGAATATTATTTAGCATCATTTGATATTTTATATCAAACATACCGCTGCCTCCAACAATACCGCCTGCAACAGGAAACATCTTAGAAACAAATATTATATTATTTGCTAAGGGTATATATTGATTTGTAACATCGTCTGCTGTAACTAAGTGCTTAAGATAAGTTCTCACAGTTGCATCAGAATGAAACTCACGATAATATTGTAGTGATTCATCAACACGATCTTCTAATTGATCTTCATCAACATTAACTTCGATTACTGGTTCGCCTAGACGCCTTTTACAATAATCTATAAGAGTTGCGCGTGAATTTGGTGCTGCCATTAGCCTAGATCCCAAGTATTAGTTTCTTCATTCCACGAATAACGTTCATCACTATCAGCATCAGGATATGCCACTGGAGGCTCCCATTGACAAGTGCTATCATTTAATAACCAACTTGGATAACGTTTTGGTGGAATAAACGCATCTTTTGTTTCATCGTATGTAAATCCTATTCCTGCAAAGTTTTTTCTAAGTGGTGTTCCATCGCTATCGCTGTGTACACCTGCATGAGTATTATAACTTGTTTGAATCCATTTACCAGGGCTAGTATCTATGAATGAATCAAAAAAATCAGCTTCAGCCACAATAACTTGAGTAACTATATTATTAACTATTTTTGCGTAATGTGCCATTCTTAAGTCCTATATCTTATTACTACTATTCCACTACCGCCATTAGCGCCAGTATATGCCGCAATGGTTCCTTGACCACCTGCGCCTCCGCCACCGCCGCCAGTATTAACAGTTCCATTAGTAGCAGCACTAGATGCCCCAGGAACATCTCCACCAGTACCACCTCCGCCAGATCCACCAACTTGACCTGTTTGATGTTCAGTTGCACTACTTTGAGAGCTTCCTCCACCGCCGCCGCCTCCAGCATAATACTGATTAGTACCGGTCTTATACGGATTTTGCCCGCCTATACCACCTTTGCCACTTCGTGTGCTAATGGCGTTTTCTCCAACAGCGCCTTTGCCACCGCCTCCGCCAGCAAGTTGCTTAGCTGAACCACTAGCACCGCCAGTTCCTCCGTCATTTCCTTGTCCGGATGTTCCAGATCCTCCTGTAGAAACAGAAGTTTGTGCTGAAGCTCCACCGCCTCCGCCACCAGAACCGCCATCGGCTCCTTCTCTTATACTGTTATTAGATGCACCAGCTCCTGCACCACCGCCTCCTAGAACAGTAACACTGAAAGCAGAACTATTACCGCCGTTTGAAGCAACTGCGGTTGAACTAGATGAGCCACCAGCTCCAATTGTTATAGTATAATTTCCAGGGCTTACAGTAGTAGATCCAATTACCATACCACCGGCACCGCCTCCTCCACCGGGGTCGTTAGCCCAAATTCCATTTAAGTGACCGCCACCGCCACCTCCAGCAGCAACTATAAGATAATCAATACTTCCTGCTGATGGTCCTACTGTTGTAACAGCGAATGTGCCACTAGAAGTAAATGTATGAGATATATAATTTAACCCATCTGAATCGTCTGTGTAGGTGGCTTTAGTACCGCCTGACGCATCAATACCTGGTGAAATGCCAATAGTTCCATCACCAACATTCGTCCATACATTATTATTTGCCGTCGCATCCGTTAACACATACATTTCTCCGTCTGAGTCGTTAACCCAAACATGCCCTTTACCAGAAGTCGGATTAGATGTTATTAAAGGATCTGAATTTGTTACAGTGGTGTCTGATAATCCACTGAATGCTGAAGAAACTGAAACACCGTCAACTTCAAGTCCTTTTCTAACCTGGAAATTTTTTAAATTTGTCATTGGTACACTTTCCCCAAGAGTTTATACTATTTATATAATTTAATTACTTAATCTTCATAAAAATATA